GCTCATTGAGGCTCGCATGAACGATGCGACCAACGTGATGATGGATGCGATGGCGACGGCCCTCTACACCAACACCACCAACACTCAGCAGTTCACCGGCCTCCCGGCTGCGGTGGATGACGGTACTGGTACTGCCACCTACGGCAATATCACCCGCTCTTCGACCACAAACCCCTGGTGGCGTTCGAAGGTCTACGCTGCTGGTTCGGTTAACCCGACCCGTCAGAACGTCCTTCAGTACATTTCCGGCACGGTCAAGTACGGCGCAGAAGTGCCCACGTTTGGCATCTGCGGCTTTGGCACCTGGACCCTGCTTGCGCAGGACTATGTTGGTCAGGAACAGTACGTTATCACCCCCGGTTCGGGTTTTGATGGCGACTCAAACGGCCCGCAGGCCGGTTTCCGCGCCCTCATGGTTGCTGGCGTTCCAATCTATCCCGACCCGTATTGCCCCGAGGGTACGCTGTACCTTCTCAACACCAACTATCTCTCGCTCTACATCCATGAGCAGGGCCAGTTTGTGTTCACGGGCTTCGAAAGCACTCTGCCCAATTGGCAGATTGGCTACGTCGGCGCGGTCATCAACATTGCAGAACTTGTAAACACGAAGCCTAAGTCGATGACTAAGGTGACTGGTTACAATTCTCTTAGCCTCTGAGGAGAATGACCAATGTCTCTTGCTCTTAACAAGATCGTTCTTGCGAACGCAGTTGCCAACACCGCTGGTGCTTACTTTGAGCCCGTCGTTGTTTCCAACGTTGGCGCGGGTAACGCGACTGCAATGATCAGCTCGCAGTACATCCCGGCTGGGCTTTACGTCCTTCCTTCCACGGCTAACGTGGTCATTGAGTTCAACTACTACACTGGTAGTGCGAACGCTTGGACCACGCTTGTGGCGGCGAACACGGTTGCCCCGGTTCTGGTTTCGGACGGTTATAGCGTTCGCGCTAACGCCTCTACCGGCACCCAGACGGTCACGCTGTACACGGTCAATGGCGGTCAGGCGGCCACGGGCACCTACAACGCAACGTGAGGTGACACATGGCTAATCCTGATTCGGTAGGTCAAAATACCCAAGACAGCTTTGGCAATTATCGCATTGCACAAGGCCGCAATGTTTCGTTGGCTACTACAGCTAACGGCGTAGTTGCCATGCCACTCCTTAACGGTGGTATGGGTGGTTCGGGCGGCTACATCCTTCGTCGTATTGTGGTGTCAAACGCCTACAATACGGCTGGCGGTGCAGTTCCCAACGCCGCAACCGCTAACATCACCATTGGAACGTCTAATGACGGCGCTAACTTGGTGACTGGTACGGTGACGCTCACCAACCTGACAAACGGCACCAGCTACGTTGATATGACGCCTGGTTCTGGGTTGAATGCAAACACTGCCGCCATTGTGTTCAATGCCAACGCGCTCTTTGTGAACGTGACGGCAAACGTGGCGAACGTAGCTTGCCAGGTCAATGTGTACGGCGACGTAACGAGCTTCTGATGGAAAATGTGTGGGTCGTAAACAAAAGTGATGATGAGCTAACAACCCAATGGCATGGGAAGCATTACACCTTCCCCCGGTCCAAGCCGGTAGAAATTCCATATGATGTTGCTCAGAACATTTTTGGATACCGCCTAGACAACAAGTTTGAGTTTGTAGTTCGGTTTGGCTGGACAAAAGACTCGAATGATTTGCTGCGCGCTTATGAGCGACTTTCGAAGTTCGAAATCACTGAGCAGCGGCCAAAGGACTATCGCGCAACGTCCCCAGCGGTAGGCCAATTCCCCGCTCCGGTTCTTGACAAACTGGAGCGGGGAAAAGGGACGCAGGCAGCCGCATGATGTGGGGCGTAAATGACGACGCTACAAAGCTACATCACAACAACCCGCCGGTTGCTGCATGACGCTAATGCTAATTTTTGGACTGACCAAGAGCTAACGGATTATATCAACGACGCCCGTAACAGGCTTGTTCGCGATACTGGCGTTAACCGCCTCATCCAAAACAGCACGGTTGTCCAGGGACAAGAGGTGTACACCTTTTCGTCTTTGCCGCAAGGCTCGCTCACGCTCGACATCGTGAACTTCAATTTGTACTGGGGCAACTCGCGCGTCCCGTTGCGGTATCAGCCTTGGACCCAGTTTAACAGCCAATTGCGTTATTGGCAGAACTATATTGGCCGCCCAATCTGCTATTCGATTTACGGCAGCCAAAGTTTTTATGTTGGGCCTGTTCCTGATCAAACATATCAAATTGAGTTGGACACAATCGTTCAGCCGACTGATTTGGTTGCTTTGAGCGACCCCGAAACCATCCCGTTGCCTTATACGCAGCCTGTGCCTTATTACGCGGCTGGCACGGCCAAATATAAAGAACAGAGTTATGGCGAAGCGGAAATCTTCAAACAGGAGTACCTGAAGAAGGTTCAGAACGCTTTGGCAACTTCATTCCAGCGCCGGATACCTGACGTTTACAACCAGGTGTACTAAGATGGCAGCATCACCTGAACAAAAAAAGAACTATCAGGTTACCAAAGCCTTCAAAGGCATGAACACGCGTCCGAACAGGACTGCGTTAGAAAATGAAGAATTTGCTTGGCTTGAAAACGTTCAGCCAATCGGGTTTGGCAACATTAAAGCGGTTGGAACGTCTTCAACAATCCAGACGAGCGGCTCAAACTTGGCCTGGTCTAGTACCGTCGCGTCTCTCTACAGCGTTAACATCAACAACGTTGATTACCTAGTAGCGTTTGAAACCAACGGCGGGGCCGAATACCTAAACCTAGCGACTAACACGGTTAGTACATTGGCTCCTTCGGGAACGTTCAGCGTGTCTGGCGTTCGCATGAAGCAATGGAAAAACGAGCGCGCAATCATCGCTGACCCTTCTAAAGGGTTTTTCACTTGGGATACTTCGAACCTCATTTCAGTTGGTTCTATTGGTGCTGTTGGCATCACCAACACGGGTTCGGGTTACGTGACACCGCCGACAGTGACAGTTAGCGCTCCAAATCAAACCAATGGTGTTCAAGCAACTGTGGTCGCATCGATCTCAAATGCGGCCAGCACCATAGTCAACGTTACCATTACAAGCGGCGGAACTGGTTACACCTCGTTCCCAACCATTACTTTTTCGCAACCTGACAATCCATACGGCGTGGTTGCTCAAGGTACAGTGACGAGCATAACCAGTGGTGCTGTTTCGTCTATTCAAATCACCAACCCTGGTTACGGGTACAACACGGCTCCTACAATTACTTTTTCCAGTGGGGCCGCAGCGGCAACAGCAGTTGTTGGGTCTGGCTTGGTCACTAGCCTAGCAATAACAAACGCCGGTTCCGGGTACACGTCTGCTCCAACCTTAACGTTTACAGGCGGGGGCGGGTCTAACGCGGCTGCTGTGGCGGGGCCGTTAACTTTTGCCGTCGGAACTATTGGTGTCATTGTAAACACTGGCGGAACAGGATACGCGTCAGCTCCTTCGGTAATTTTTACGGGCGGAAGCCCTACAACGGCAGCTCAAGCAACAGCTATTGTTTTTGGCGGCATTGTTACCGGCATCGTTGTGACCAATCCTGGTGCTGGATATACCTCTGCCCCTGCGGTAAGTTTTAGCGGCGGATCGCCGACAACAGCAGCAACAGCAACAGCGCTCTTGACCAGTAATACTTTGACTGACGTTGCAAGCTTCCAAGGGCGTGTTTGGTTATCGCAAGGTCGTACCGTCTTTTATAGCGCTGCCGGGCAATACAATGATTTTGTTAGCGTCTCTGCTGGCAACATCTTAATCACAGACGACACGCTTCACAGCAACATTGCGGCTTTGATCTCGGCCAATAACTTTTTGTACGTGTTTGGCGACGACAGCATCAATGTGTTCTCAGATGTTCGCGTAACGTCAACAGGAACCACGCTTTTTACAAACACCAACGTGTCTGCGTCTACCGGTTCCGTGTACTACGACGGAATTTTTGCATATTTCCGTTCGTTGCTGTTCATCAACGATTATGGTGTGTTCGCCTTGATTGGCGCAACTGTCAGCAAAATATCTGATGCTCTTGATGGCATTTTTCCTTTGTTTGATTTCACCAAACCTATTTCTGGCGGCCAAGTGCTAATCAACAACATCTTGTGCGCGGCATTTAACGTATATTACAATGACCCAGTGCAAGGCACTCGGCCTATCCAGTTAATATTTTTTGACAAGAAATGGTTCATTACCAGTCAAGGAACCCTGAACAAAGTTTCTCCTGTAACAACAAAGAAGAAACTTTATTTGTACGGCACGGGCGGCACAAACCTGTTGTCTCTGTACACGGATAATTCTGCGCCGATCAATACAACTATTCAGAGTGCGTTGTGGCCGATGCAAGACACAATTCGCACCAAGCAAGCTCTGAAATTTGCTATTGAATTGACGGCAAGTGTTGGCGTAACTGCCAACGTCACAGTAGATAGCGAAACAAACACCAGCCCGATATACGTAATCAGCAATTACGTTTATTGGACAAACAATGCAGGCAACACTATCGGCTGGACGAACAGCGTCATACCGATTTCAACGATTACATGGACTGGTGGCAGTGGCTATCAGCTTTACAAGAGTGATGCCCAGCAGTATGGCAAATATCTCGGTCTTACAATCACATCATCCAGCCCCTCGTACACACTCAACACGATGGAAATGGAATACGAACAGAGGGTGAGGTTCTAATGGCACTCCCAATCACAATCCCATACACGTTTGCCACCGCAACAACCTCTATACCCTTAGCGAACCTTGACTCCGATTTTACCACGGTTGTAAACGGGATCAATGGCATTGCAAACGGCGTTAACGCTTTGTCAAACGTGTTGGTCACTGGTGGCAACATTTACAGTGCCAACATTTCCAATGCGACCATCACCAGCTCTGTGATCGTGAGCGCTGGCCCTAACGCTGCCAGCACAAATTTGTTTAACGCTGGCTATGCAAACAACCGAGGCGATATATCGTTAGGCAATAGCGTTTACACAGCTTATTTAGTTAAAGAATCTTCGACGGCCACAAACATCCCCAGCGTCATTCACATCAGTAGGCAAAGCAATTCATCTCCGACGTTAATGGTTGCTTTCAACCTAAGCGGCGCTATGGGTTTTGATTCGACAGCGGGTGCGTACAACCCTAGCTATGGCGCTTCGGGGCAAGTGCTTACATCTCAAGGCACTGCTGGGCCTCCTTACTGGGGAGCGGGTGGCGGCGGCGGAGGCAACGGCAGCGGAACCGTTACTAGCATTACGGCTGGCACCAATTTGACTGGCGGTGTTATCAGCACAAGCGGGACCATCGCGCTGGCAAGCACAGTGTCTAGCATCACGCTGACATCATCTACAATTTCAAATGCTGCGTCGGTTGGCATTGGACCGGATGCCGCCACCAGCAACTTGCTCAACATTGCCTATGCAAACAACAAAGGCGATCTTTGCTTAGGTGACAACACCTATGCCGCTTATCTGATCAAAGAATCTTCGACGGCTAGTACAAACCAAAACATGATCCACATCAGCAGGGGGCCGTTGAGCGGCCCTGCTATGATGCTGGCAATCAACCTAAGTGGTGCGCTTGGGTTTAATAATTCTGGGGCTTATATCCCTAATTATGGAACATCTGGACAAGTTCTTATCTCTCAAGGCACATCTAGCCCGCCCTATTGGGGTCCAGGCGGGGGAACCGTAACCAGTTTAGCTACAGGCACCGGGCTTACAGGCGGACCCGTCACAACCACCGGTACGATCTCAATTGCCAGCACTGGCGTCTCTGCTGCGACTTACGGCTCTGCCTCTAACGTGTCGGTCATTGCCGTCAATGCGCAAGGACAAATCACGTCTGCCTCCAACACGGCAATTGCCATTTCCGGTGCTGCCATTACATCCGGCGCTGTTGGCGTCGCTTACGGCGGCACTGGCCTGACATCTTCTGGCACTTCTGGCAACGTCCTAATATCTAACGGGTCAGTATGGACCAGCTCTCCATTAACCAATGTTGGCTATAACGGCACTAACACAGCAACCGCAACGCTGACGATTGACGCAACGTACAATCAAAAAACGTTGGAAATGAATAGCACTGGCGGTGTCGTTGTCCAGTTGCCTTCCAACGTGACAACGCCGGTTAAAATAGACGTCGTGCAATTAGGCAACGGCACTGTTCAATTTTCTGCCTTGTCTGGAGCTTCGGTCAATTCGCGCGTTGGCACAACTATCTACATGT